CATCTTAAATGTCCGGGCAAAGGTGAAATCCTTTACACACACATGGGAAAAAGTATCTTCATACACTGCATACTCGTTTCTGGTCCATCCATCCGCGATAAGCAGATCATCTGAATCACTCTTTACAACAAGCACCTTATTGTCCTCAATTAGTCTATACGTAAGCGTATGCCAGAACTGCGCTGCACTCATATCGGTATTGGGGCGCACATTCAGCTTATAGTACCATTGCCGATCATCAATCTTGACCTCCAATTGACTGACAGCACGGGCAATGAAATTTGCGCAGATATCAAGCGCCATACGCTTCAAATATACTTCCTGGACTTTCGCGTCAATATCGCCTGGCCCGCAGACATATACGGATTCTGTGATTCCTTTGCCGCGTTTAAATATGTCTGGAAGGCTAAATATTTTCAATCTCCGTCACCTCCTAAAAGTTAATGCTGTTCATGGCTTCAAGCGCTGTTCCAATGTCTAATTCGTCTAAATCATTTGCTCGATACAGCGCATAGACAAAAGCTTGAAATCCGTCTGTTTTCCGTTTTGTTTCTTCTTTTTTCAAAAATTGTTTGCCGTCAGGGGTCTCTTTGACATAAACATTATTGGTATACCAGCGCATTAACGGATTGTCACCAAAAATGAATTTTTTGTTAGCAAACCCATCCTCTACCCTGGAAGCCATTAGCGGGTGTATGCTTCGCGGCCGCCTGATGCATTCAACCTCAAACCCTTCAGCTTCAAGCAAAGGCCTTAATATATCCAGCTTGTAATTATCGGCAATAATTTTTCTCACCCCGTATTTCTCACGAGCTTTTACAAACCAGTCCACGATATGCTGCGGGTTTAGAGACGGCTCGTCAACTACCTTCATCAGGCCATCTTTTTCCCATTTTTTTACGGGTGCTTTTTTCTCTCCCCCTATATCTTGACCGCTGTTTGAATATCCATAATGGACGTCGCAAAACTGCTTAATCGCAAAAGAAAATGTATCGAATACATATTCGTCAGCTTTTTTGAACAGAAGGCCACAGGCCGCAAAATCTCTTACACTGCCATAGTCAAAGGATCCTATTGGTATTCCGGTCAGTTCAAAGTATGGGCGGTTGGTTGCCGTGATCTCTTCCCAACTGGCAACCGAATTTTCCATGCTTTCTTCTAGAAAGTTCATTCTCTTTGTAACAAAAGCAGACCGGCCGGAAGGCTCTGTGGCTAATTTCTTATACTGCTTCATCACCTTTATGAAGAGCCGTTCCCCCCTCTTGTTAAGCGGCTGCTGCAAGGCAGGGTTGGCCTTCGCCCAAAGTTCCGGGCTATCCATTTCCCCGATCGCATCCAGTTCAGCAATGTAAGGAAAAACGTTTCGAAATTCTACAACACCGTTTAATACATCCTCGCACTCCCGATATTTGATATCGAAAAATCCCTCCCGGACAAAGCCTTTTGTTCCAATAAAGAATTGCCGGCCACAATCTACTTTTCCTAAGCCGCCGGAAAATACATCGACAATATCGCTGTTTTCCATTTCGTGATATTCGTCATAAATAACGGCGCCCTCGCGGCCTCCGTCCTTTGTACTGGCATTGCTTGTTTTGTATTCAAAAACGGATTGTGTTTCCAGGCCGGTGATCTTACTCTTAAAGGCTTCGAACTCTTCCTCTAATACTTCATTGCCGCGTTTTTTGATAGTTCGGTAGCATTCCACATGGCTTTTTTTTGCCTGATCCTCGGAGTTTGCCACAATAGAAACATCGTAATGCTCAATTCCGTGTAGCGGACTAATGAAAAAATGGGATAGCGTTGATATGAAGCCGTTTTTTCCTCCGCCCCGGCCCATATTGATAACGAACTCGTCAAATACCGGTTCATCGTCTTCTATGTAAAACAAAAAGATGAATGAGGCAATAAACTTTTCCCATTCATCTAATTCAAAATACCACCGCTCGCTAAAGGTGATGTAATCCTCGATTTTCTCATCATCAAAATAAAACAGATCATCATATGGCAATATCTCTTTTTCAACCAGGTTGATCAGTTTGATTCGCTTATCATTTAGAATGATTTTCCCGTTTTTCCAACTGGATATATAATCATCTACGTGTTTTACTTTCAGCATAGATCATCTGCCTAACAACTTTGATTTTTTATCCGGTGCGCCTCTCGGCAACAAACTAATTAACTGATTGATAATCGATTGATATGTTTTATCGCGGTTGTCGTAATTTTCTACAATCGGCCGCTTGCGATCATACGGGACCTGGTTTTCGCTCTGGCTGAACTTTTCATACTCCCCATTTTCAAGAATATCTTTCCAGTTATCATCCAGCAGAACCTTTAATCGAGCTGCTTGGGTAATCAATCCATCTGCTAATTTCAGTTGTACTTCCGGTATTCCCTTGAATAGATTCTTCAAACGCTGTTCTTCTGTAGCGACACGCTGCTCGGTTTCTCCGATCTTATCATCCAGCAGGCAAATCAACGATTCACCCAGTCTATTTGCTATCGAGTCCAGAACTGCCAGACTGGGGGAATTCCTGCCGCTTTCGATGCTGGAATAGTAATTCGTCGAAATGCCGCAAAGTCCTGATAACTCTTGTTGTGTCAATCCTTTTTCTTTCCTTTTTTCTTTCATTCTCGACCCTATCGTTTTGCTATTCAAGGCAATTCCTCCTTTCTGGTTAGGCGGGGGAGGGGGGAGGGGGTAAAGATTCCTACCGCATCCGCCGAATCGACCCCATCCATCGGTTCCCGTTAAAATATAAAATGCCGATAGGTTTGACCCCGGGGGTGTCATTGGTAAAATTTCTCTCCCGTCGCTTCGTTATAGGACAGTACATGTTGCACGTCATCATCTCCTGTCAACACGGTGGCGATTAACATCCGCATTCCCGCCCCCGCACCCGCCCTCGTGACGTACACGTAACTCAGGGCGACAACGCCAACGCTCTTTCCATCAACAAATACCTCCGGCACTTCGCCGTCCTTTACCTTGAATTGAATATCCATAACTTAATCCCACCTTTCGTCATTCCATTTATGTTGCGTCTGCCTATATTTAAACCCGCGCTTGTGTCTTTTGTTGTGACACCGCTTGCACAGCGTCCGCAGGTTATCATTATCAAGCGCAAGTTCCGGATGGCGCTCAAGTTCTTTGATATGGTCTACCTCCAGTGTGGCGTGATCCCCCGTTGTCACTCGGCCCTCCGCCTTGCACATCTGGCACTCGTAATGGTCACGATCAAGTATCTCCTGCCGCTTTGTCCTCCAATCTCCGGAGTTATAAAACGCCGCTCTTGTCTCTTTACTTGTAGTATCGATTTCCATTCGGCAATCCTCATATGTAAAAACAAGGAGCCCCGCCGAAGCAGAAACCCCTTGCCCTAAAATAATACCCGTTTACATTATACATGTCGAACATGCGTTTGTAAATAGGCGTTAGAAATTTTTAATGATTAGCTCTTTGTACCTCCGGCTGCCCGACTTTGTGACCAGGTTCTCTTGCCGATCAACCTCTACCAGCGTATAATCTCTGTAATGTTCTCGGATCTCCGGGCAATCATTATAAGACAACACGAATCGGCCCTTAATACCAGCTAGGATATCCCGCATCCGCTCATGGTCCTCTGCCTCAAATCCGGTGTAATACCCCTCCGCTGCATAATACGGCGGATCCAGGTAAAATAAAGCGCCGGGTCGGTCATATGTCTTTATCAACCGGTCATAGCTCTGGTTTTCGATCACCACACGTTTTAGCCGGCCACTCACCTCTGCCAGATAGCCAACAGCCTTCTGGAGGTCCTTGCTTCGTAATCCAAAGTAATGCTGGTTCGCCCCGAAGCTGCAGTGTATCAGCTGATAAAATCGTGCCGCCCTCTGGATATCTGTCAAACCCCGGCTCTTAATCTGCTCTCTGGCATCGTAAAAAGCTTCCCTTGACATCAGCAGCCCATCAAGTTCCCGCTGCAGCTCGGTCGAGTGATATTTGACACATCGAAACAGATTAACCAGATCCCCATTGATATCGTTGTAGACCTCCAGATCCGCCTGACGATCTTTTGCGAACAATACCCACCCGGCACCACCGAATACCTCTATGTACCGGTCATAGCTGCCGGCCTCTGGGAATTGCTCCATGATTTTGTTACGTAGCAGCTTCTTGCCGCCAATCCAACTTATAAAGCTGTTCATTTGTACGTCACCCCTAAAATAGTATTTGGGTATTATTTTAGGCGATCATTATAAGAGACGCCGAAGCGCCTTCCTTTTTCTAACTCTTTGCCCGGTCTTTGTCAGCCACGGGACCGAAGGGCACCGGAGTACGTTTCTTGTGCATTAGAAAAGCACCCCGAAGGATGCTCTCTAATTTAATGTTTTAGTCGATATAGTAAGTCTGATAGTTTCTTAGTAGTCTCGTCTATTTCTCGAATACGCTCATTACTTTGCTCATTAGCTATTTCATTTTCGCTCTTTTTTTTCTTAATTATCGCTATCGAATCTGCCGTAGCACCGTATAATTCTTCTTCTACTAGGAGCCTTCCGATTTCATTAGCTCTTTTATCAAACAAGACCAACAAAGCTTTACGTTCTTCCTCTAATTCTTTCAATATAATTTCGCCTGCTATTATCCTTTCTTGGTTGTAACCATAATCCCCCATAATTTTATTTTCCTCCTTTGGTATTTCTTTCCATTCTATCGCAAATCATAACAATAATCAACTACAACAACACAAAACGCCCTGCATCTGCAAGGCGCTCTGTATGTTCGGGGAGGATACTGGGTGATCTTTAAACCTATCACCAATACTATACTACCACAGGTAAACCGAACAAAACGAACAAGTATCAAATTTTTTTAATAAATCTATCAAGCGCCATTCTGCAGCTATCACTTGTATATGATTTACCCCTTCGCCCGTACCCGGTATTCATGGCGTTGGCCACTCTTTGCCAAGTTCTCCCCTCCAAGTAGTACAACGTGAGGATTGTTTTCATCTCCGGATCGTCCACTGTACTGATATACTCCTCTACGTCATTCGCCAGGCGGAGCAACTTTTTCTCCTCTGCCTCTAAAACCGTCTTCCTGGATATCAGCAGCTCCCTCGCGTCCTCGTATTCCTGGCTGGGGAATCCTTCAATCCGGATGCTGCCATAAGTACCGTCTCTTCGGGTACCCTTCACCGAATCAACTACCCACTCACCGCTTGTCTCCATGCGCTCTATCTTGCTTCTAATCTCCCTAATGCGCTTGTTCAGATGTTTGATTCTTCCTTGCGCCGCACAATATCTTTCAAGTACCGACTTATCCAACGGACTCTCCCTCCTCTTTTCTACAATAAAAAACCAACTACCGAATATTGATAGTTGGCTGTAGTCTACTTTCTTGTATAGTGCTGAATTGTAAGCTCCTTTATAAAGCTTATGCTAAGATCCAAACTTTTTAAAAAGAAGATTCCTTCA